AATCAAATATCTCGAAACAAAATTGGCAGTTCCTCCATTTAAGTTAGGTCTATTTGTCCAAGTAATGCCATCAGGTGAAGTGTCGTTCTCGCCGTTAAAACCTGCCGCTACAAAAAGACCTGACCCATAAGCGCATGTTAAAAATTGATTGGCAGATATAGTTCTTGTTGTAAAGTTGTTTGCTTCATCTGTTGAGGTAGCCGCCGAGCTATACCCAACTGCCACATAAGTACCTGCTCCGTAGGCAAAGTCTGTCCAAGTAGCGTTTGTAGGTAAGTCATTTTTTTCAGTAAATGTTCCTCCATCTCCCCATAGATAATCGTCTGTTAAGCTAGAGCTATCTCCAGCAAGAAATATTCCATTTAAAAATCGTAAATGATTACTCAATCCAGCAGTTTGTCCTAGAACTGGAACTTCCACGTCATTCAACGCCGCAAACTTGGCTCGTCGCAAGTCTATAGGGTAAGCATTAATCCAATTGGTTTCGTCAGTAAGTGCATTTCCTACATTTGTATCAGTCAAAGATTTGTATAAAACTCCTGCATCATTCACCAAAGAACCAATATAATATTCGGTGGTTGCATCGTACTCGGCAACTCCTGCTTGCATAAGATATGCGAGTTGTCTTGAAGCTAGAAAATGTAAACTATTCATGTCTTCAATGGCAGGCGAGTTGTTACCTAAAATCAAATCGTTTAATCCCCCTAGATAGTTAGGCAAGGATTGCATAACCAAAGGGTCTGCCGTTGTAGTTGGAAGCCCTGCCGCAAGTGAACCTATTTGACCTAGCTCGGTAGAAGGTGCTGTCGAACCAAAGATTTTCTGTAATACTCTTGTAATTTTTGCCATGTCATTTTCTCCTTATAAAGTTACCGCGTCATTGTACGACAAGTATGGTCTGTCCATCTCATAAGCCGCGTACGAATTTAACGGTGAATTGTTTGGTGTATCTTCGTCGAAAGTTCTATATCCATAAAAACCATCAAGGTCTGGAACATATATAATTGAGGAAAGTTGCACTCCCATTGGTCTTGGTAGCAAATCTCCTGTAACAAAAAATTCTATCAACGTAGAATCACCGACAGTTGTATCAATAAAATATCCTAAGCGCATGTCTAAATAATCAAAAATGAAAATTTGATCGGTAAAGAAAACCGCTAAGGAATTTTGGATGTCTGCCAAAGACGATCCACTCGTATTTTGAATTGTTTTAAGCTGCAATGCCAGTCTATAGTTGTCATCAGTCAATGTGATCGGGCCTGAAAAATCAAACCCTTCGCGTGAAAGACCAATATAATCTCCTATGAAATCAAGTTGCTCGCCAACCGCTGTATCAATATTAAATGCAGCTTCTATCTGACTTGGAAGCTCGTCCATTACAGCACCGCCCGCGATAAGCTTAATTGTATCGCGCGCCTTAGTCTTGCCGATGTACTGCAAAATCAAAAGATTTGAGTAATATATTTGTAAAGATTCTACGCTCATATCACTGTTATCGCTATGTCCGCACCATCAACTATAAATTGTTGGTCTTTGGTTGTGGGTTGTAAAGTGTCTGTAAAAGGGCCGATTGCTGCAAGAGAAAATCCTGCACCTGTAACCAATGTATTTGGGTCTGCGATTTGTACAAGGGTTGCCAGGTCATTTATGTTCATGGTTTCGTAAACGTCAGGCAATAAATTCGCGACCAGGTAATCAGTTATGACAACCGTTTGCGGGGCGTTGATACCGTCAATCGAAGTTGCATCAAATTCAATAAATAAATCAACAGGATCAACTTCATCCCATTTTACTTCAAAAATTGAATTATCAATTTGAGTAATGTCATATGTTTCGACACCTTTCATTCCGGCGCCAGCATTTCTCTTAGCATATATTGCGTTTGCAATGTCTTCGTCTGTACCTGTGCCAGCCACGATCACCCAAATGCTATGGCCTGGTATTAAATCAGCGTCGATTGCGCCTGTTACGTTTTCATAAACTTTTGCGTATGAAACACCGTCGATATTTAATAGCTCCCCAAGCAATGATGAAAGGTAGCCCTGTGAAGCCAAGGAAACAGAGCGCAGTTGGCGTATGCGTAAATTCATATCGCTTTCTTCATTGATACCCAAAACCGTGTACGCTGTAGGGTTGTTGACTGCCGTTACCCCTAGAACAATAGTGACCGGCAAAGTGATCGTGTTCGGAACCGTGAAAGTTTCGCCAGGCAATTTTGCCTGAAAGGTGTAAGAAGCACTTCCAGCACCTACAACAACTTGACTCGTTTGCAATTCCCACTCGTTGCCCACACTATCCTTGACTGTGTAAACATCCTCTACAGATTGATCTAGGCCATATAAATTCAAAGCTCTATCCGTTGTGATGGTGACAGGCGTTACCGTGAACGTACCGGCTTGGCGTTGTATGCCGTTTATAGCCACGCGTTGATCCAATGAAACCCCTATGGCGGTTTGCGGAGAAAACGAATTGTAAATTTGAGTAAGCAAATCAAGGTTATCTAATATGGCTTGAATAAAAATCATAATCATTTGGCCATCTGGTGTATTAGGCGCTAGATTAATATCAGGCCCATAAATATTTTGATATTCTAATGTAAATTCCGCAACCAGCTCAGCTTGTGTTTTGGTTTGCAGACCGTTAGCGTCTAAAAAATTTGGCATTTAAAAGCCCCCCTCTAAAAGTATGAGTCCATCATCTTGCTGTAAAAGATCAAAATCAGTTTCAAGTAAAAGATTTTCTACTGATCCATCTATATATGTTTGAGCTTCTATAAAATCTTCTTGCGTCAAAACTCCGTAAACGGTTAAAACTTCATAAGTTAAAAGCAAGTTTCTTTGTTGGTTTAATGTAAAATCAATTTGATTTAATTTAACGACTTCAGGTGTGTTTAAAATAATAGACTGGATATTAAGCGATAATAACAGAGTTTGTTTTCCACCTAAAAAATTAAACCAGTCGATACCCTCTTCTAAAGCAAAAAAACAATCACCTAGAAAACTTTGTAGGCGCGTTTTGATATTTTGTGCAACCGCATCACGACCCACTTTGTAATCCTGTTTGGATCGACCAAAGAGCCAGTCGTTATTCGCATCTATTGCGCGCACGATCATTCTAATAACTCTCCAATTTCGGTTGCGATGGAGGTAAGGTCACTTGAAATGGCTGTAAAAGTCGCTGCATTAGAGGGCAGCCCGCTTATCCCTCCGCCTGTAGTAACGCCCAGCACTTTAATTGCTTTTGCTGCTGCGGTTAAATCTTTAATTGAATCAACCAAGTTTTGCAATACGCTGTTCAATGTTTCCGTAGCTGCTGGATAATTCTTGGTTATTAGAACTTTATCCCCAACACCCATCGCCATAGCACCTTTGCGGAGTACGCTGCGGTTTTCATCATAGTCTTCCAATACATTTTGTTTAGATCTAAGTCCCACCAAAGCAATTCCATCGGATAGAGAATGATTGCGTTTACTGTCCAGCGCCAAAACTTGCCCACTATCATACCAATTATCAATACTTCTATCATTAAAAAGAATCAGGCATGTGTCGCCTTTTTTTATAGGAAAAGTAAGTGTTGCACCGCCCCCACTCATCATTATAACTGGGCAATCAGAAAGTGGAGGATAACTTTTTAGGTATTCTACATCACCTTCAACATAAGTTTTTTTATAATTAATCGAAATTGTGGCCGTTTGGGTTGCTGCGTCAAAAGCTTCTATAGTGCCAAGAGCATGACAATTTAAGTTTATGCCAATGTTGACTCCCCAAGCATCAAGCAAGTCTGACATTTGAGGGTTTCCGTTTTTGGTGTAATTAGTTTGCATCAGTTTGCCTCAATCTGTAAGAAATCTCCAGGAGTACAGCCTACTTTGGTCACTACCGACCCTTTTACTGATTCTGAAAAAGTACCACGATGACTCAGATAATTAACGACATACAACTGATTCACATCCGAGTCGCCAGTGATTGATTCTAACTCAATTAAACGCCCGATGGAAATTTGTGGCTCAAAAATAATTTCAAATTCTACATAAGTATCTTGCCTGACAGGAGTGGACAGCAACCCAGCTTTAGCATTGATCTTCAATGGGGTGCCTTTTATAGCCTCACTTTTTTTTAAAATGTTTACTTTGGAATTATCTATAAAAATATCACCCGCAATCGTTTCTTTTAAAGCTTCCAATGTATTGCCTACAAAAGATTGCTGCCTTTTTATAGTGCCAGGATAATTCCCTATAGCGCCCTTGCTAACGCCAAAATCTCCCAACTTACTCGCTTGATCTTCGATCATACTTTGCTTGGTTGTTCCTGCGGGATATGATGCTTCTATTTTTGAATTAAGATAAGCGTACCCACCGTCTATGCAATCAATTTGAGTTATAAAATTGACTCCCTGACGAATCGAAAAAGCTTTGGAAACATGCATATTTAAAATTTCCGTGAGGTTCCCGCCATACCCAGCGGATAATACTAAACGATCACGAAGGCTTCGATTCTTCCAATCTTTTCGCATAAAATTTCTTTGAGTTTTTGATAAGTTATAAATTCTAACGTTCCCAATATTGCTTGATGAAAAGTTGGTACGAGTGATATTCATTTCGATTGTAAAAGGCAATTTTACAGAAAGGCTCTTTTCCGTATCAAGCCCGCTGTCCTTGATATAAACTAGCTCGTAATTTCGATCTATTTTATCCATTTAAGAAATCCTCGTACTGTTCAATATCGGCTTCTGTTAAAATATAAAGTTTGGAAGAATCAGACGAAAAGTCCTCAATTAAATATGGCTCCCTGTTTTCATCACTATAACAAGCCATCCCAAAAGGTATTTGGTTTTTAAACTGAAATAATAAATTGGGGTTATTTGTAATTCGAACACCCTTTAAAGTAAAATCTCCGTACACAAGGCTATTTATAAACCATCCATATTGCATGGGCCTGTAGTACATGGTTAATGTTAAAATAGAACCGTCCGGCAAAATAAGATCACGTTCTTGCAGAGGGTCTGTAGTTATGTTCTGAATCCGAAACATCCTATACCGCCCAATCGGGTTGAGCTATAGGATTCGTTAAAGGTGAAGAACCAAAAACTGTTTTTAATTTGCTTCCAGTGCTGTTTCGACCACTTCCAAAATCACCCCTAGGATCAGTGCCTTCAATGGGTGCGGATGCGTATCTTATTTTTTTAAAAGTAATTTCAAAATTAGAAACCACCTCATTGTCCGCACTTTGAATAGATTTCAAAGACTTGATAATCATATTATCAAAAATAGCCCAAGGGGTCTGAATGGTGAACAATCTTCTTTCTTGCCAATAACCATAAAACTTCTGCCATGCTACTTGTTGTTTGTTTTGAGGCACACCCTCTGTGGATGTTCCTGTTAAAGACTGCCAAGTTTGAACCGAGTTGTTGGCAATAGTTACCGCGTTATCGTAAGCGAACTTTGCTCTATTGTAAGCGTTCAAAGTTGTTCGAGATAATTCGGGAGTGTATTCTGCAACCAATACAAGCTTTTCTCTTACCAAATTTAAGGGCAGCAAAGTGTCAGGAACCACATCGTTAAGTTCAGAAACGAAACCGTTGGTCGTAACTTCCTCTGGTTTTAAGGCAACATGATCCGTTATAGCTGTGTTGTCCTCAATATAGTGATCTGTAGTTTCGCTTACTAAGTTGGCTGACTGCTCCCCTTCGTAGTTGAAAAAGTAAGCTTCTGGCAAAGTTAAAATTTTATCTTGGCTTTCTCCACTTATAAACTGCTCCCTAATACGGTTTTCTTCGAACGAAGTTGGTTGAGGTAAATACCCTATAGGCTTATTAGGGGTAACCAAAATAAGACCGGATAAGCTTTTTGCTGTGGTTGTTATGTTTGATAATGTTGCTAAGTTAATCACTTTTTCAATCCCCTCCCACTGGTAGATTTTTTGCTGATGCATCAATCATCGCTTGTATCACTGAATCTCTAATAACAGGAGGTGGGGGGGCATCTAAAATATCCATGTTGATGGTTACATCCCTTATCTGCCCACCTTTATCACCATTGGTTTTTGGGAAAGACAGGCCAAAAGCGGTCTTCATATCGTTCATGAAAGCATTTGGAACACCGGGAAGTGCCTTTACTCCACCTGCTGTGAAAGTAACCAATCTTCCTGTGTGGTTTAAAGCATTAGCAACTCCACCAATAATTCCTGTTTCTTTTGCTAATGTTGAAAGAGCCTTAACCAGTTCCAAAATCTCTGTTACTAACTTTCTAATTTCAGGTAGCAACTCAGAAATATGATTGAGATTTATGTCAGCTATTCCACGCTGTATACTATCAAATAAATTTGTCCACTCAGCCTTCATTTTGGACAAACTTTCAATTTGTGATTTTGTATAAAAAGGTGCGCGCGACATTACTTTTTTATTAAATGCACCTTGAAACATACCACCTTGAACGCCTACTGAAAGGCCAAACGATCCCAATTCATCCCTTACCAATTCAGGTCTATCTTTATTGGCAACTGCAAACTTTTGAAGTTGATCGAACAGGTCGTAAGTTTGTTCTAGCTCCGTTTTAGACATGTCAATCGTGCTGTAAAGCCACGCCATGCCTTCTGGTGCGCCTTTGCCTTTAACAAGTTCGGCCATTTTTGTTTGAAGATTAAACATGGAGCTGGAGATTTCTTCGTTTACAAGATTCACTTGCCTGCCAGCGAATTGGTACTGTTGCAATTTTTTGGTTGATAGACCTGTCATTACTCCAAAGTTTTTTAGAGCTGCGCCCTCCGAATTAGAGGGACTTGAAAGCCTTTGCAAAGCATATACCATCCCCACTATGGCTGCACTTGCTGCTAGAGAAGCCGTTGCTACACCCGCCACACCCTTGCTAACAGAGGATAGCGCGCGAACACTTTTATCAGCTCCGCCTACTCTAATGTCTACAAATAAGTCTGCGATTTTCATGCTTTATTTATCTCCAAATATTCAGATTGAAAATCAGAAAGGAATCCTTCATAGTTCAAGGCTTGTAATACTTCTCGACTATTCATTTTTTTTGCATCCTCCAAGTTTCCAAAACCAGCCTTTACCAATTTGAAAAAGATAATTAAATCATCTTCTTTAATCTCTACTCTTGGGTAGCTTTCAGTGCTTCCAGACCTGGTAAATACTTTGCATAAAGGCTTTTCGTAAAAGGGCCAAGGTTATACGACCCCACTTCCGAACAAACTATAATAAAATCTTCCCTTGCATCTTCTTCTTCAAAAAGATCAGGTGTAATTTTTACCCCATTATAGGTAGCGCGCTTCATGCAATCCCATAAGCACTTCTCAACATCCTTTGACCAGGCGAGCCTGCAAAAAAGATTTTTAATTGCCATAGGATTTAACGCATCACCGTTCGGATCAAGGTCGGCCTGCTCAAGCTCTTTTGCAAAAGCTTTGAACAGGTTATGACCATCCGAAAAAGGTGCCAACGTCATTGCCAACTTTGCGCCACTATCTAATTCCATGTTTTTCATATTACGTCAACGCTCTCGGTGAGTTAGAGAATTTCATAGTGTAAACAGAAACACTTTGTTCCACGTCACCCTCTACGTTCATTTTAGCATTTACACGCTTTGTGAAAATTCCACCCGATACAATGTAAGTATCTTGCAAAACATTGCCCGCACCGTCACCAACGCGCTTGACAAACTCACCAAACATTAAAACAAAACCAGCAAAGTTTGCGCTTTGTTGTTCTAGCAATTTATTGAGGTACTTGTCATCAACAGACCCACGCAGCAAACGCACTGTCATAGTGCATAGACGGCCTGTTTCATTGATAGAGTAAATTGTGTTACCATTTTTTCCTGTTTTTGCATCTGCGATATCGCCTTCAAAATCAAGCGTTACGCAATCGCCATCTGCAAAATCAGCAAAGTTACGATCGTTTATAACAACCGTATCGCTTCCTGTTAAACTAGCTTTTGACATTTTTTTCTCCCTTACTCGTTAATATTTACAATGATATCTATGCTGTGAACCGCGCCCGCTTGCTTGGCTGCAATTTGAATCAACGGAGCTTTTCGATCCGAACGATCCGCTGGTGATTGCAATCCAATTGGTTGACTGTAGATGTAGTACCCACGTTGATCGATGTTATCAAAGAAATCACCCTGCACCCCGAAGGTTGTTGGTGAAGTCCATGTTCCAGGAGCCAAGTAGTTGTTCGTGACACCTTGTTCGCATACCGCGCGCAAAGAGCTTTTAATGATGCCGATGCCCTCTTCTGTTTGTGCAATCTTGGTTGCGTTCTGCGCAAGCACGTTGAACGCTGCAACTTTAAGATCACCAACAAACCAAAGCAAGTTGTAAACATTATCAAAGAAGTCATTCTCACCGCTTGTAAATGTTTTCGCTACGCCCTGGATGCTTATGTAAACATCTGCGCCTGCGTTTTCAGCTTTGTTGAGCTTTGTTTGATCCATCGAAGTATCAGCAACAACAGTTGCCAAGCTTTTCAGGTGCATTGTTTGGGTAGTTAGGGAACCATCAAAGTTTGTTGATAACCCTCTTGAAGCATACGCTGCCATAAAGTTGAGCGCGTCCGCTTCGAGTAGGCTACCGTAAAACAAGCCCCTTGAGTGGGTAAACGATCCTTGTCGTAACAAGTCAAGCGTTCCGCCCACTTCCAAAGTAAGTACGTTTGTTTGAACAAAGAAAACAATTTTGCTTTCAGCTTGCACAACCGCTGCCGCTGCAAGAAGTTCCGCTTCTGCTTGAATGTAGGTTGAGATGATGCCGAAGTATTCAATCAAGTCCGATGTTCTGGTGATTGCTTCGCCAAGGCTTTCTTCATTTTCTGTCACTGTAATAACAACCGCGGTTGCACCGTCCACAAGTGAGTTTGCAGAAGAAACAAGTGGCAATGGATCGCCCGGTACGCCCTGCATATCTACAGTTAATCCAGTGATTGAATCAATCGCACCTGTTACAATAATATCTTCAAGACCCGCAATCATTCGGAGTGATACCTGTATTTGCGCCGCCGTGTCGTCCCAATTGATCGGGCTCGAATCTACGCCGTCATAAGACAAAGTAAAGTCGCCCGCGTCGGGTGTTAAATCAAACGCGACAGTTTGGGTTTCTGTCATAACCGGAATAATAACAAGGTATCCGCCACCTGCAAGCATGTTAGGTTGCTGCGAAAATACTGCAAGAGCTTGCTTGTAAGTTACACTCGCGCTTCCAAAGTCAGTTTCCACATCAGTTGGTGACAAGTAAAGTTTATATCCATCAGTCCCGAAGCTCGTTTCATAAGCTTCATGCGAAAACAAAGCTATGTTTGATGTGTTATATTGACCAATGCCAGCGCCCACTTGGGAAACCGAAACATTGATGACATTGTTTATTGATAAGTTGCTCATTTTTTCTCCTTTTTATATAAAATTTTAATAAAATTCCTCAACAATAACGATTCCTGCACGACCTTCTCCGCCTTGGATTGATCCTTGAGAAGCACTGTTTGCCGCGCCTGTTCCACCTTCACCATTATTTACACGCTCGCGACCTTTATAATTGTTGCCCAAGTTGAGTAACCCCGGATGTCTGATGTTGCTGAATTAAGCAAGATTTCATATTGGAAGGTTGTTTCCTCTGTCGCTGTGTAAATAAACTTTATAGGCCATGCTCTACTCGATCCAGCAAGTTCACCGAAACCAGTTAATGCAGATAAATCAAAAGGTGATCCTGGCGCAGCAGTTGTTGCGCCAGTGCATCTGCAATACAACAATCCAGACGTCTCAGCCTGTGCGAAAAAGGACATATCATAAGTGCCAGCTTGAATTGTGAAAATACCTGTTGTGTTATTGTATGCAATATCACTCAGTGAAGGTTGATCGCCTATTGTATCGAAAACGATAGGATTGCCTGCTGTCAAATTAGTTGTTTGATCTACCAATAGGAAGACACTTAAATAATCAGGTGCTGCGATTCCATCAAGCTTTGTTTTTTGCGCTGCTGTAACATATTTGTCTGTAGCACCTTCCGCTACAAGGTCAGTTGTAAGAACTACAGTGCCAGTTTGACCATTGACCGAATCAACCGCGCCACCTGGCGTAACCTCATCAATGATTTGTTGAACGGTAACTTTTTTTGTAGTGTCATCGGTAAGATCAACAACGGGTAAAACGTCTGTAACGTCAAGCGTTGCGATTGGGTCTAAATCTGTTATTTTTTTATCAGCCATTTTTCTACCTTACTCTTTCTGCTTGGATTGTTGGGACATGCCTATAAGTTCCTGGTGTCGATTTCCTCATGATCCCCTGAATTTGTATCAATAGAAATGTCAAACTCATCGTAATACGATGCGGCTTGATCTACAAATATTTTCGCATATAAAACATTCATTGTAATATTGTAGCGGTAAGGGATCGCGCTACCTTCTAATTCAGATAGATTGACAAATGATGTTGCAACGCCCGCGATCTTGAAACCATTCAAGGTCTGTTGATTCTGTGCGTATTGACCGCGTAGGGCCATAATGACTTCTTCTTTGCGCTGCAACGCTTCCAAAGAATGACTCTCAATATCTATGGAGTATTGGGCTTGGAAGTTGGTTGTCTGATTGGGTATGCCGTCGATGACGCGCATGTTGTTTGAAAATACCTTACAGGATAGCTCACGGAGGGTTATAAATAAATTATCATCCTTGGGGGCCATGATCTTTTGATCGAAAATCCATACCCGATCGGTTGCTAGGCTCATTGAAGTTTGGATGACGTTGGCCACTAGCTGAATATGAGTCAGGGAGTATACCGGCAAAAACGCCTCATCTAATAGAGAATCGACAACCTTGATCGTATCGGTGCCGTAAGCGTAAGGGGCAGTATAAACACCATTAGCATCTATACTACCGCCGACCCCCCCAGCCTCTACGCTGTAGACATAGGGCGCGACACCAGCAGAGACATGGAAAACACTTTTGCCGCCGCGTGTAATAAATTGCGAGTTGGTTATAACAATCATACAACTGGCCCTTCGTCTACAAGATGATATTCATAATATCCGTACTTATTATAATCATACTTGGCCATGACCCTGTATGAATTGCCCGCGTACTGCGCGATATCATCGACTAAGAGGTTCAAACTGATATCGCAATGTAGTTGCTGCCATATAAAATATCGTTGCTCCTGTGGCTTTATTTTGAGGTTTTCAGGGCTTAACGGTTGCATCACCCCTTTGAAAATAATTTCTGTCAAAGTTTCAACAAGCAAACCGTTTAGAATACTTTTAACCACTGTTTGGAAAGTCATATTTTGATACCAGTTATCAAGGGCCACAACTACGTTGGGTAAACCAAGATCGTTAGGGCCATTTGAATTGCCGTTAATCATTCTTTAATATCCCATCCAACCGAGTCGCGCAGGAAGCCCTCTTCTACCAGGGTTTGCTTATTCTTTTTGTACTTCATGTCTGATGGCTTCCATTGCCCAAAGCCGCCTGTCTTAAAGGCTTCCGCTACTGTGTCCGCCGCTGTTGCTGCGACTTTGCCCATCCATACGTTTAATGATTTTTCAGCGATGACCTGCTTGATGTTTTCTTTTTCAAAAGCTCCACGATCTTCAAGAAATTCATCTAATTTTTCTGCAATAGGCATACGCAAGAAAGATCGAGCTGGCATAGTGCTACCCCCAAACTCCATCAAGGTTCCTAGCTCAACATTAGTGAGTCCGTTACCGCCGTCATCATCATCTGGCCGTTGGTTCTTTGCTTGTAATATTCCCACGCGCGCGACAGGCAAGTTTTCGAAAGCGGTAATAAGTGCCTTCAAGTTCTTGTTCTCCATCTTAACGCTGGTTTTCTTAGGCATGAGTACGCCCTTCAACTGAATATATGTTGCCCACCATGTATGGCAGAATCAACTGTAGGTATCTAACTCCGTAATTGGTTTTGGCTAAAATGGATAGGTAGGCATCTTTTAAGAATTGCTCAGGTATCTGGAAACCAACAGAAACACTGCCTACAGATTTATTTGTAAGAAGCCCTTCATACTGCCCTGACAAGCCCTGTGAGGACGCAGTTATTGAGCAAACCAAATTATGAGCTGCCAGTAGTAAATAGCCAAGCGTATAAATTTCTTGCTTGGGGAAAAGAGTGATGTTGATTGTGCAACCTGCTTCGGTAAGTGCGTTTGTAATATCTGTGTCGGTGATTCCAATATCTGGGTCTGCATCATACTTGAAATCCCTTACAAAAAAGGCTTTGAAGTCTGCGACTGATGGTGCTGTATACATGTAACCCTTTCTATAAACAAAAAAAGGGGCAGGGATAATACCCTACCCCCCTTGTTTTTACCTTTTCTTACTTCTATTTTACGATGGACTAAAATTCAAAGTAAAGAAGTTCGGTAGGTCTGTACGCTTTAACCCCAGTAAACTGACCGTATGCGACACTCTCAAATTGAAAGTTGTTCATAGTGGCAGCCAATGTGCTGGTGTAATCAACTGGAATATCCATGCGGATAGATTCCGGATCAGCATTGTACAATGCGTATCGTTGAGCACCGAGGCTGTTGTTTGCCGCGTCCGCGTATGCGCAAGGCATAATTTGGAAGTTCGGGTTTTTGGTCATTATTTTGAAGGTATCTTGCAATACTTCCAAAACAGATTTCAATGGAAAATCAGCGGATGAAGGTGCTGCGAGTCCAAGGTAATCACTTTCTGGAATAACAAAATGTGTAGGCCATGCAGTGTTGACACAGTTGGTACGGTAATTACCGAGTACAACGGCACAAAATGCTTTAAGTTCAGCGCCGGTCATGGTGCTAATTGCTTTTGTGATTGTTGTTAGATTGATTGTTGTTCCAGCTTGAGTAAACAAACCACTGATTCCTGCGATGTCCAAACCAAGAAAGGCTGTTTTTTGGATTCCCAAATCCCAGTTTCTTTTGCGTGATTTTTCTTTTGCAGTAATCAAATCAAAATTGACAGCGCGCTGTGCAAATTCCAATTCAGGTTTTGACCAGTTCACACCCTTGGCCCAGTTTTGGATCGCGATGCTTACTGAATCAACGCCTGCGTCAGCTTGTGCTAGTCTAGCATTGCTTGCGCCGGTATTGATAATACCTGTTTCAAAATCACCACCCAAATCAAATGATCTGAAAGTTGTAAGCTCTACGCCCCATGCACCCTCTCCAACTTGAACTGGAATATAATCAGCAGGCGCAATTTCGAAAAACTTTTGCTCAGTGACCGATTTGATAATCGTGGTTAATGTTGTGATGTCAATTTTTGCACCAAGTGCATTTACATGACGTTGGTTTAATTTAGCAATACGCTTTTCCTCGGCATTGAGTAAAACTTCCTTGCCCTGACTATTTAAGATTTTGTGTTTCATATTTTTTATCCCCTAACTTTCTATAGTGCTACAAGAACGATTTTAATCATTACACGGATTAGATCGCCATCAGCGGCGGCCTTGTCGAGTGCATTACCCACAACAGTCTTACCAGTGACCGCTGTAATTACTTTTTCACCTGTCACTTCATATTGGACACGAGCGCCGCGAGCGATCGCTGCTCCAGCTTCCAAGTAAACGACATTGTAATCAGAAGCAATCTCCACAGGCGCACTTGCCGGAAAGTCTGAATCTTTAAAGTCAGTGATAACAACACCGAAGATTTCATCGGTATCTGTTGCTGCAAGAGTAACAACAGGAGCGCCACCGGCGGTATCTGAAATAACTACTGCTTGACCAGGAACCAAAGCAACTGCCTCTGTGCTCAATACTTGGCACGGAATAGTATTTGGTTGAGTTTGTAAATCGCTGCTACCCTTCTCAGGCGCTTGGCTAAATTGATTTATTGATTGTGTCATCTTTTATACCTTTCCTTTACCTATGAACCGTAACGAGCGTTTCCGCGCCCAATTTTGTTGTGCATAAGATCAATTGTTTTACGTTCTACCTTTGAAATTTTGCGACTTGCATCTTTCAAACTTTTGATGGTGTTTTCTTTTTTATCTTCATCATCATCTTCATCTTCAATTTCGACTTCAACTTCAACTTCGTCTTCATTTTCAGATTTGTCTTCGTCTTTGTCGTCCTCATCCATGTTTTCCGCTTTGTCGTCTTTGTCTTTGTCGTCGTCTTCATTTTCCATGGCAGCGTCTTCCTCAACAACCATGTCGGTTGAAGCTTTGTAGCACTCTACAAGTTTTTCAACTGAAACAGATTCTCCGTCCACGTTTACCATTTCTTCATACGACACTTCATAGTCATCGGCATTTTTTACCTTAACCAAATCAGAGATCGCAACCATTTCTTCAATGGTGACTTCAACCTTACTCTTCGGAAGCTCATATACATACCCTGCATGCTCTTCGCTGTTTTTGACTTTTTCTTTTTTAAAGATATTAAATTTCATTTCCTTTTTCTCCTTCTGGTTCATGAGAATACCAAGTTCAACTTTTTTATCCTCGTTGTACTTCTTAAACTCTTCTGGTGTGTAAATTACACTTTCTGCATACCGTGGATTGCCCACGATAGCCAAGTGTTCATACTCTGCATCAAGAATTTCTTCTTCATAATCCATCCCATGCCATTCACCGCCCTGGCCTTTTTCGGTAGGAAAGTATGCGTTGGAAAGTTGCAAGCCGCGCTTGATAGCGTCTTTGCCCTCGTTTGTTGTTACAAGAAACTCAGCCCAGTGGTGGCCATCCGCTTCATTGTAAAAAGATTTGACAACGTAACCTGCCGCCTCTTGAAATGTTTTATCTGTGACTTCATCAATATGATCGACGTATAAAGGTTTGCCCTCAAAGCTATTGTTCATAGTCTTTGCGGTTGATTCACTAATGTAAACACGTTTGGAACCATCAGGGTATTGGTATTCAGCAAGGCCAGGTGCGAAATGGAGGCCGTAGAATCGTTCGGCTGCTGGTGAATCGTTTTTAAGTTTATTCATTTATCTAAAATTCTATAATAGGTCGTGCTACGCATCGACAATTATAATCTTCCCCTGGGTTGTTACGACTACCAAGTTTATCCGTAATAGGTGGATTGTCCCAATCAAATACTTTTCCGTCAAGGAATTTATGCATTGTACGAACAGGATGTTTTGCCGAGCCTGCAACCGTCTGCCAGACGTACTTTTCGACTCCTATAGATTTATACTTAGCTTTTTTATATGTCGCCAACATGAGCCTAGTTTCTTGTCTTGCTAAAAACTTAGCTTTTCGAGCGCCAACGCCATACCGTTTTTCTATGTACTTGGTAAAGTTTGCCGGACGGCTGCCCTCAAAAACACGCTCTTGAATATCTCCACGCATAATAGAAATTTCTTTTTCAGTAAAATCTTTGACGTACCTCTCCATGTCGTCCTGGTACTCAGTTTTAAGCTTATTTAATTCAAACTCAGAAAGGTTTGGTGAAATTGTGATGCCGCTTATTGATTGATCGATCTTTGCGTCCAGATCAAAGATCATGTCATCAAGAACGCCCTCGATTTTTAACTGACCTGCAATGGCTTCGGGGTCAAGGTCGGCGAGCTTTTTGTTGATCGACTCAAGTGTTTTTTTATAAGAAATCTGTGATGATGAAATAACCGTCATGTACTCAATGGGTATTTTAGAGGTAGGGACAAGATAACCCTTTTGTGTGGGGCTATACTTACCCCCAAAAGATTTAATCTCTTTGGATATTGCAGCCGACATCTTACCGAAAAAAACACCGTTATAGTAATTCACTCGACCGGAACGCAAAGCCTTTATAAGTGCGGACTCTTTGGCGTTGGTTAGTGTTTTTTGGTTTGTGTCAAGGTCGAGCAGTAAGGGCAAGTACAAGTATTCTTTAAGCAGATCACGAATAATCTTCTCTAGAACAGTAAATTTGTCCTGGAATACATCAACTGGTGGCAGCTTTTTGCTTGGCATATGATGCTTTCATCATTTCTTCACGATTTGTTGAAGGATTCTTTTTCTCCAAAAGTTCTTCCGCATCTTTTTTGTATTGGCTGATCTTATTGCTTACTGTGCGAGGAGCTATACCTAAAGACTTTGCGGTCAACTCACGATTTTTCCCTTGGCGAAGGTATTCGTATTCAATAATCATCTTTTCGGTTTCCGCTAGGGTCATTCCACTTTGCCAGTACCTAACATTGTTCATTTATTTTTGCCTTTCATTTTTGCATTAGTAGCTATCAACTCAAGAGGCTTCGACAAGGTTTCATCTTCCAAGACTTTACCATCTGATATTTCCTCTATGCCCATACCGCTTCCAACATTTTCCATCTCAAGGCGCATGCCAAGAAGCTCATCTTTATTAGAGATTTCACGAAATTCTGTTTCGTTAATAAGGCCACGTTCATACGCTTGAAGCGCGCGGTTGAATTGCTGCGTTTTTACATTCTCTTCCTGTTCGCTCGACATTAAGCGAAGC